ACCCGACAATTTGCAGCTTGCGCAAATTTTGCAGAACTTGCAACCCGTATCGATATCTATTATATACGGGACAGAAGGCCGCCGCGCCTGCGGATTCGCGACGGCCCCCCGTTCGTCACCAGGAGAAAGGCGACTCGGTCGCCAACAGGAGCCTACCATGAAAAAAGCCGTCGCCTACTTCCGAACCTCGTCCGCCACCAACGTCGGCCAGGACAAGGACTCGCTCGCCCGCCAGGAGGCCGCCGTCCGCGACTACGCGGCGCGCAACGATATCGAGATCGTGGCCGAATATTACGACGCCGCCGTCTCCGGCGCCGATCCGGTCACCCAGCGGGAGGGCTTCGGCCTCATGCTCCAGCGCATCGCCGGGAACGGCGTGCGAACGATCTTGGTCGAGACCGCCAACCGCTTCGCCCGCGATCTCATGGTGCAGGAGACCGGCTGGAAGATGCTTCAAGATCTCGGCGTCGAGTTGGTCGCCGTCGATTCGCCGGCAAGCTTCGTCGAAGACACGCCAACAGCGAATATGGTCCGACAGATCCTGGGCGCGGTCGCCGAGTTCGACCGGGCGCTGACGGTCGCCAAGCTGCGCGGCGCGCGCGAGCGCAAAAAGGCTGCGACCGGCAAATGCGAGGGGCGCCGCAGCTGGAACGAAATGGACCCGGCGATGACGAAGATCGCGCGCCAGCTGCGCCAGACCGGCGCGTCGCTCAACGCGGTCCGCGCAGCCCTGGCGAACCAGGGCTTCGTCAGCTCCACCGGAAAGCCCTTCACCCGGTCGGTCGTGAGCCGAATGGTTGATCGAGATACCACGGCCTCTTAGGCGGCCACGGCACCTTCTGCGGCAGCGAGGCGGCGCGCGGAATCGCGATCGGACCCGCCTCATGCTTGGGCTTGGCGTGCGCGCCAAAACCGATATCGTTTATTCGCGAATCCTGCCCTGTCAGCAGCAAGACCATGAGCAAGGCCCCAAGCAGGGCGCCGACGCGCTCGATTCGAGGACCGCGCGACGCCCAGGTCAGCAGCGGCACGAGGCCGGCGCCGCCGAGGAAGGCGTTGAGCAGCCTGGAGATCCAACCAAGGCCGAACATGGCCAAGCACAGGAAGCCGATGAAGACGATCGCCAGCGGGACGGCGACGAGGCCTTTGATCATGCCGAGGGCGAACAGCAGAACGGAGCCGATCCGCCAGATGGGCAAGCCCCGACGGCAGAGACCGCGCGCGGCGCGTTCCTCGGCCAGGAAAACGCGCCACGCTTTCGCGCCTTTGCGCAGATTGCAAGGGGCGCACATCGCCCGAATATTCGCGATATCGTCCGTGCCGCCGCTGGTCACCGGAACGAAGTGATCGCGGTGGACGACGACGCCGTCGGCGCGAAGGTCGCACTGACAGAACGGATTGTGGCAGCGGTGGAACTGGCGGCGCAGCTGGGCGCGCCATTCCTCGTCGGTATGCGAACCGCCATTGCTCGCGCGGGCAGACATCTTCGACTCTCCACGGCAGGCCCGTGGTTAGAACCTCCCATATTTGCACGAACTGCAAAACGTCAAGGCCCGGAAATGAAAAGGGCCGCCGAAGCGGCCCTTCCCCTTAGTTCCGCAACTCAGGCTGGTTGCGGGCCTCGACCTTGAAGTAGCTCTTCAGCGAGCTATACGGCGACTTGTTCAGCTCCTTGATGAGATACCGATCGGAGGCGTCATCCATCTCCATGAGATAGAGTTCGCTCTTCGCCCGGTTGATCTGCTGAACCAGCTCGATCTTGCGATGGAAGCGCCCCGCAATGCGCTCCTTGGCCTGATCGACCGTATCGATCCGATAGGCCGGATCGTTGACCTCCTTGTACGTGGCTACTGTGGCCATTCGTTACTCCTGTTGACGCGCCTCCCTTTAAGGTTGGCGACCGCCATCTTGCACCAACCGCAGAAACCGTCAAGATGGTGTCAACTAGTGTCAACTCTGAGCCAGTTTGATGAATTTCACCCTCTCCATCGGGGCCGCGTAGAAGATCTCATCATTCCCGGTGTTGCTGGCGGTCTTCGTCGTGCGGGTCCATGTCCCGAACGTCGTCGCCTCCATCATCACGGCGGCGGCGAGGTCATGGCTCACGCTCACCCAGGCATAGACCTCGCCGATCGCGCGATCGACCGACATCGCGCTGGCGACGAAAACATTGGGATAGGGCCAATCGTTTCGGCCGCTAAAGGTGACGCCAAGCGTCTTGACCTCGATTCGCAGCCTCGGACCATCCTTCCAGGCGAATAGGTCGCCGCCGTCGATGTACTGCGGGTGCTCGGCCGCGCACGGCGCTTCCCTGGTCGGCGCAATCTCGACCCAGTAGCCGCGCGAGTTGAGCCAATAGGCGAAAGCGAACACGCCCGGTTTCGAGCCGCGCAAGCGCTCGATGAATCTGGCATGTTGGTTGGTGCCCAAGGAAGGAATCGAACCTCCGACGCCTGCGCCTTCAACGCAGCGCTCTACCGAACTGAGCTACCTGGGCTTGTGGTCCTTAAGCCAGAGCGCCTCATTGGCGTCCACGCCTAAGCTGATCGCTAACAGGGCGCTCACGAGAAAAGCCTTTTCCTTCGGCGTCAGAGGAACCCTGTCCTCCAGCTTCTGCGCCAAGTCCAGCAACCGCTGCCGCGCTGGCGAGGTCATCGGAACTCGGCCATCGCTGACGCCAGCTGCCAAAGCGCCGTCCAAACCAGCGCATTGGCCAGAAGCACAATCGCGATCCTCATCGCGCCTCCTTCACGAGCGTCGTCGCCCACTTGGCCAACGTCGCCGCGCCGCTGATCGTCATCTCGGCCTGTTCGAGCAACGTCTGCGCCTCGCCAGGGCGCTCATCCACCATCGCCTTGGACGCCTCAAGCAAGAGCTTGCGCGACTCCGTCAGTCGATCGGCAATTTGATCAACCGCGTTTCCATAGAGACGGCGGCTCGTCGGCATCAGTCATAGGCCTCCAGGCGGTCGATGAAGGCGAGCAGGCGCTCCTCGCCCAGGCACAGCCAAGCCGGGTCATTCATAGCATGAAATGCAAACGCCGCCTTCGCCCGATCGAGATCGCCGGCCTCCCGCAGCAAGATTGGCCACAAAACGTCCATGTCGACGTCCCGCTGCCGCGCCCGCCACCACATCACAATCAGCGCCCAAAGGCCCATCGGGGTTACACCGCACGCGCATGAATCAGCGCAGGCCGCGCCCACCGCCGCTGAAACCCGCGCCAACGCCAATCCGGCGTCCATTTCTCCTGACTCGGCGTCTCCGGGCGCCACAGCATCGCCATCGGCGTGAACCCAATTCCCTCCATAGCGCGCAACCGCTCTACGGCGGCGCTGATCGTGTCCTTGGGATAGCCGATCAGCACATAGACCCGCATCCGATGCGATTCGGCAGTGAACCCGGCATCCAAAAGCCGCCGCGCCGCCGAGCGCAGCGTCTCGAACTCGTCGCCGGGATCGTAGGCGAAGAACATGTTCGGTCGAGGCGTGAGACTCGCCAAGAGATCGACCTGATAATCCTCCAAGGCCAGCGCCTCCAGGCCCCCGGTGAACTCCACCCGCCGCTTCTGCCCGCGTAGCATCGCGAACACCGCCTCGACATGCTCGCGCGGGCAGGCGAGAAGATTGTCATCGAGAATGTTCCAGCCGTCGATGACTGGCAACAACCTCGGAACCGGGTCGCGCTTCCAGACCGAACAGAACCAGCAACGCCGAGGGCACCCCCGGCTGGTGAAGACGTACCCTGGCTTGATGTAGCGGCCAGGGACAAACTCATCACCGCGATCGCCATAAGCGACGCCGCCGACCTTGACCGGCGCAACAGGCCGCCATTGCTCGGCCAGCCATTCCGCCTTCGGCTTGTCGTAGGTGAACGCCACCGAAACATGCACCTCGTCGGCGCGCGCGAACAAATCAGGAGGTCCGAAATAGGCCAGCTCGTCGTCCGGCGTCGCCTTCGTCTTGCGTGGGAACACCCGGATCAGCGTCATGTCGCTTTTCCTCCCAGGATGGAGGTGTACAGTCCGGAGGTTCGGTCCACCAACGCGCCTCACGGATGGACTGAAGGGGCCGGTTCCGGCGCTGGGGCCGGTCCCACCGCCCGCACAGTCCGCTGCGGCCGGAAATAGGTCGTCCCGCCATCGTCCTCGACGCCAACCACGCCGCAACGGCAGATGTGCGTGATCACGCCCTCGCAATAACCCCAGCTCTCCGGATTACGGAACGCACCGACTCGGACCCTCGTCCGCCGGTCCATCGCCCGGATCGCCTCCGCCCGCGTCATCTTCCAACGCCCCTTCCAACGCCCGCAACCACCGAAAGCAGTAGGAACAAACCGAGAAAAACGATCGTAACGGATCAAATCATGTACAAGAACAACCGCGCGCGGCTAGGCTGATCCCCGAAAAGCCCGGTCCGCATACCTTCCGGGCCGCCGCGCGTCCTAGATCGGATAGAGCGGAACGGGCGCCATCTTGACTCAGACTTGCAGTTGGTGCAAATTGTCGTCGGTCCGCCGCCTCGGCCACGGCCGCTGTGATGCCCAAGTACCAGCTGCTGGGGCGGCGGGCCTTCAAATCGGATAGAGCGGCATCGGCGGAAGCGGCGACGCCATCAGCTCGGCATACTCCTCCATCTGAACCTCCGTCGACTTCTTCAGCAAACCCCGATCGCGGCAAAACTTCAGCGCTTGGCAAAGGGCGTCGGGAATGTCGTCATGCTTGCCCTTCGGAAACGAAGCGCACTGCGACATCGCCAGCTCCGCCCAATCCCGAGGCCAGACCGCCCCGTTCGACTGCGTCTGACCGGGGCACCAGACGACCCCTTTGCGCACGCTCCCGTCGGCCTGCTCTTCACCCCAAAGGTGAGACAGCGCGTTCGCCCGGGAAACCTTGTCCATGTTGCCCGGATCGATCCGCTGCACCGCGAACTCCTCGTCCCGCGTCAGCCGCGTCACCTCTTGCGCCACCGAGATCCCCGACCCCTTCAGCTCGATCAGCAACCGATCGACCTTCAGCTTGCGGCAGCTCTTGATCAGCTCCTCGACCAGATCGTTCAACGCCAGCCGCTTCTGCCAGCAGGCCATCAGCATGGCCTGCTGCACGCCCTTGTGGTTCGTCCAGATCCCAAGCACGATGAAGGCCGAATAGTCGTTTTCTTGCTTCTCGCCGAACGCCGGGTCCAGCGATCCGACAATCAGGTCGAAGTCGGGGTACTGGCTCTCGTTGCGCCCATAGGTCACCGCGATCCCGCGATGCCATAGCTCCCAGCCGTTGTACGGGAACAGCCCGCCGCCCCGAGGCGCGGGGCGCTGCTGGTACTGGCCGGCATACGCCCATTTATCCATGTCGCGCTTGAGGTTCTCAACCTCCTGGCGCCCCCACCGCTGCGGAAACAAAAGCTCGCCCTCGCTGCGCCGCCAGTCCGAGAACCCGATCGACGTCTCGCAATGCCGACCGCTCTCGTATTCCATCGGCATCACCAGCTGCACGTAATCGGGCATAAACTCCTGAATAACTCCGCTGATGTCGGCCTCGTGCAGCCGCTGCATCACCACAACGATCGCCGATTTCGCCTGATCGTTGAGCCGGTTCACCGCGCTCTCCCGAAACCGCCGCGTCGCCTTCTCCCGATCGTTCGGGCTCTCCGCTTTCTCCACACTGTGGGGATCGTCGAGAATCAATCGATCGCCGCGCCGGCTGGTCAGACTGGAGAACGCAACCCCGTCCCGCGTCCCCGTCAGCGTGTTCTCAAAACTCAGCTCGCCCCCACGCGTCAACTCCACATGCGGCCAGTGACGTTGATACCAATCCGACGTCACCAAAAGCCGCATCTTCCGAACATCCCGAACGCACGCGCTCTCCGCAAAACTCGACGAAATATACCGATAACTCGTCAGTCCCCTCGGCCCCCATTCCCACGCCGGCCAAAAAACGCTCACCAGCAAACTCTTCGCCGACCCCGGCGGAACATTGATCAGCAACCGCGTAATCAGCCCCGCGCTCACCGCCTCCAAATGCTCGCAAATCGCCTCAACCAAATTCCCCTTCACAAACGCCATGCGCGGCTCCAATATCGGCCACGCCTCCTCAACAAAATTCACCAAACTATTCCGGCACCGCTCCCGAACCGTCGACACGCTCGCCGACGCCTCCATCGACGAGATCCCCAGCTCCCTTTTCATCAATTCCGCCACCACCGCCTCGTGGCTCGGCAGGTTCGACCTCGGCATCAATCATCACCGGATGGCGCGCCAACGGGCGCAAGGCTTTCTCCAGCTCAATCAATTGCGGAACACTCAACCGCGTCAAGTCCGGACCCGCTTCCGCATCCGGCCTCGGCGGAGCCCAAATCGGCCCCCCCCTCCGCTCTAACCAAAACTTGTTCATACTCGCATCCGCCTGCCGCCAGTTCTTCTCCGGCCCCCCCGTCGCCATCAAGTAAGCCGCTTGCGCGACCTCGTTCGTCCGCCTCGCCCCGCCCTTCATCATCTGACCCTTGTACTTCCGATACAGCCGATCCGCACTCAACCCCGTCAGCAAACTGATCTCCTGCGGCGTCAATCCATTCGCCGCCATCTGCTCAATCGAACCCTCCATTTCCTTCGCTTGCTTCTCCCGCTCCGCAAGTTCCTCACTCGTCAACGCTCCGCTCTTCCGCGCTCGTGGCTTTCCCGGATCTGCCATGTTCTTTCTCCCTGGAGGGCACCAGATTTTTACCTCAACGCTACAAGCCTAAAAGTTCAAGATGGGCGGTCCCCCCCCCACCCTCCTGCCACTGCTGCGGCCCTCTATTGGCACTGATTTGGCACGATGCACGCCCTGGAAGTGGTATGCGTTTATTGCGTGTCTCACAATCCTCAGATACACGCACAGCACACAGCAACATCAAGCACTTAGCCCCTGTTTGAGCCCGCTCGCAGCCCTCAACGCTCGACCGGCGCAGAACCGGCCAGGGACAGGACAAAACGACACTCGTTCTAGGCTCCGAGAGAGGGAACCGGCGGGTGAAGGGGAACGAAGGCGGAGGCTCTGCGCTGCATTGATAGGGGAGAGAGCTTCTAAGCTTCGCCGTAAGGCGCGAAGCGCTTAGAAGCGCTTGCAGAAGGTGCAGAAAGGGAGGAGATAGGGACGCTAACGTCCCCTAGAAGCCCTAAGATCGAAGGTTTTTTATGGTGGATCATTTGCAGTCGCATCCCCACAGGGGGCCTAGCGACGCTTAGGCCCAGTGGGCTGCTGTGATTTGTAGGGGATTCGCGCGCGAGGGGATAGCAGGGACAGTTGAAGGATGTCAAGGGCTTAGGTTTTTGGCTTTGATAGGATTGGGGTTTTTGGCGTGGCGATTTCGCTTGACAGGTTTTCGTAGCGGAGGCGCAAATGATTGAAATTGCGAGGCGGGGAAGTCCAACCCTGGCGAGCGCTGATGAGGTTCTGGCGTTGTTTGAGCCTTGGGCGGTGATCAATCGAGCCACGCGGGCGGTGCTCATCACCTGTTCCATTCGGCGCCCTGGACCGACTGCGAAGCGCTCGGACCGCACTTTGACGGCGCGTGTCTTGACCGAGCGGCGCTATGGCGATTTGGCCTGGATACGCGAGACGGGCGATCTGGCCCATTGCGGGCGTTGGGCGCATGAGGCGTTCCGCAAGCGGGATTGTCGCGAGTGGA